ATTAGCTTTCTGCAACTGGCATGGATTTGTAAACGGCTTTCCCCTTTGCCGTTACATAATAAAGCCTGTACGGAAGAGATCCTGTCTCTGACTGGGGGGTTAGAACGTGGGCTTTGATTGCTGAACCCATAGCCTTCAAGGATTTGAATGTCTGTTTGACTTGCATTAGTACTTCTGTTGCCTCCACTTGCATCTGGGTAAACATATATCTTGTTCATAGGGTATCTGGCTTTGATCTCTTGAGCAATACTATCTGTATCGTGAGCCTTAGAAATCTCATCAAATATTAACAATTTTTGATTTTGTACTATGCCGATCACTGCGTTCATGTTGCCGATGTTGAAGTCCATACCAACTCTTAATGGTTCTAATCCAATATCAGGCTTTGCAGTTATTACATTCTTTTCTCTAGTGAAGCGATCATAAACCTGACCTGTTGTGAGATTGACAAACTCTCCATTGAGATAGGCTTGCAACATCGATGGGTCATAGTTGGCTTGCATACGTTCAATGAAGTCACTGGGCAAAAACTCATTGTCATATGTAGACATCTTGATAAGCTGTCTGTCACTGCGTTCTTTGGCTTCATCAGTACCGAAGGTGTTATATAACCAGCGAAATCCTTCTGGTGTACTGGCTGCACAAAACTGGCGAACATTACCAGCCCTTAGTCTTCCAAGTATTTTTGGAAAAGCCTTGTCACAAATAGCTGGTGATACTGTATCTATTTCATCAACGAGAACGTGCGATAAATTCAAACCAATAATTCTGGTGTAATTCTCGAAGGATCTACATAATAATTTGCTATCTCCCTCTTGAAAATGAATTGTATAATCTGGAAGCGGTGAAGCTCTAAAGGTATAAGGTATTTCGTAGTGTTCAAGAAACTGTTCAAAGTCTGTCTGCCATATGTCTCTTATTAACACATTAGTTGGTTCAAGGATTGCACCAATAAACCCTATGTTCTGGGCTGCAAGCTTAACAGCCACACTGCACAAAGCTCTTGTCTTACCAGCACCATATCCAGCAGAAAGGCCAACAATTTCAGTTTGATTATCAAAGAACTGTTGCTGTGCTTTATGTAAGTCACCCCTGATCTTATCTAATAGCACTCCAGTATCAATGTCAGTGTAATGACTACCTATGTGATCTAATACAGAACCTTCTCGATTAAGGATGCTCAAGTCATCACCTGACCAACTTTAGCCATTGAGTTTATACAGCCTAAAGCAACTGTCAACTGACCTGATTTTCTAGCCTCTTTAGCTAATGATGCGTACTGAGATAAAACTTCCGCAGTAAATTGTCGTCTATCAATATCAAAATCTTTCTTTAAAATCTCTCTGGCATCATGTAAGTAGTTTTCTACAGTCCTTATTGAAACACCCCACTCATCCGAAGCAATCTGTATTATCTCTGACCTAGTAGTACCAGTAGACAAAAGCTTCGCTACTTTATTAACTCTAAAAGCGTGTTCATTCTTATTAGTTCTGCCGTTAGCCACTATGGGATTATGGTTTTATTTAATTTAAATGTAGCGTTAATCTAGTGTTTTTGTAAATTTACTATATTTTTCTTTAGGTCTTGGCTGTTGCCAATATCTAACACCATTGATTATGCGATAGTGTTGTTTTTGGAGTGGATCGTAAACTGTAAGACTGTTCATGGTTTTTGTTGATTGATTATTTTGTTTGATATTTTGCAAGACGTTGTAATTTTTTTGAGTATTGATTCCAAGCTGTGTCTGAAAGTATTGGATAACAGCAATCAGAATATAAATAAATTTTTTTTGTATCCTTAGAAATTATAAATTTTTGTTTTATTTCCCAATAATCATAATGATAGAGAAACTTCATTTGTGTAATACTTAATTTTTTTATGCGTGAATTTTCTGGTACATCTTCATAATTTGCCCACTTATCTGTGCTTGTATCAAAATTAAAAGGTTTATATTGTCTGTTTAAAACTATCCAACCACCTATTTGATCATCCATTTTTTGTAAACAATATGGAAGTAATTGATAAGCAAATTCATTCATGGTTTTTGTTTTTCCCAAATTTGGATGAGTAATGTAAGGTCATTGATCCGTTTTTTAGCTGCGGCAATGCGATCAGAATTGAATTGATTAAAGTTTTTATTTTTCATTAGATTTAAATTGTTTCAATTGAGATTGATTTAAGCAATAACCTTCACCATGACCTAATGATTTTAAGTTTTGAGGCATAATAAAATCTTTTTTTTCGACATAACCTTTTATATCAACATGATTATCTTCAACAATGCATAAGACATAAATATCCACATCTGGATTAACTTTTTTAGTAGCTAAAAGACGACCATTTTTTATGTGAGTTGATTTAATATCATACTTATAATTTTTTAAAACACCATCATAGCTTCCACTTCTAGGTGATAATCCAAGATCAGGAAAAACATTAAAGTATTTTGCAAAAGCATATTCACCTTTAAAGCCCATAACATCAGCATTGCTTCCATCATGTTGACCAATTTTTTGATCTTTAACATTTGCTGTTCTAGCAATTAAAGACCTCATTCTGCCTATACATTCACAAACTAAAACTTCAGAAGGACTTAACTCAACAATCATTCTTAAAAAGGTAAAGTTGATTGATTATAAGATTCTGGTTTTTTAGGTAAGCACCAAAGATGTTCCTTCTTTCCATAGTTACCCATTACAAAGTCTTTTGTTTTCTCAAGTTTCCCATCATCAGATAAGTTTGTCATAGCTCGCCTGATTGATGTTATAGGACAGTTAAGCCCTGAGATAGAAAGAACCATTGAAGGGCTGAGTGGTGTTTCATACTGGTTAAAACAGTTAATGATCTTTTGCTCTTGAGTTTTAGCTTTAGTGTGTGACCTAGCTAATTCGTTAGGGCTTTCGTTGATAGTGTTGTAAAAAGTCATTACTTATTACCTCTTTTCCTATCTTTAAGACTTTGTGACAATTTAGGATTAAATCCAGCATCAAGAATAGCTTTCTTAGTTTTTTGAGGATCATACATATATCTGTGGAGGTAATGATCTCCAGCAAAGTAATGTTCACCTTCTTTTAAAACACCTAGAACTCTATATCTTTTAATTGTTGCATCAGCAATGTCTAAAATTTTTGATGTTTTCATGTGATTATATAAACCTTCTTTCGCATAATCTTCAGTACTTTTTTTATTAAAATATTTTGAATAGTCAGTAGCAACGTATTTAACAGGTTTAATTAAATTGTTAAATTCTTTTATAACCAAATCACAATTATTCATTTTATGCATAAGTTTACCTTCCCACTTACCAGATTGTAATTGCACGAGTAATTTATATCTTTTTTGTACTTCAGAGTGATTAAACGAGTATGCACAACGGTATTTGCGTCCAAGATGAGTTACCTCATATCCATGAAGTCTCGAATGTAAAAATCTTTCAAGAGAAATTTTTAAATATTTTATTTTAATTTCAATCCACTTATCAACATCAGTTCTTTTCCAAAACCAATGATTAATTCCTAAATGTATAGATTTGCCATTAAGTTTTCTTGTAGGTTCTGGAAATTTTTCATCTCTAGTCATTTTAGCTAAGTATTCAACAGAGTAACCTGTAAGCTTAGAAATATCTTTTGCAATATATTCATCTTCTTTTACTTCATTTTCTGGAATAAATTTTATTGTAGGGCCAGTAATTTGAAATTCTTTTTTAAGAATTTTTCTTATCCATTCTCTAGAACAATTAAACTTGTCACCTATTGCTTGAAGAGAATAACCTTCTTGCCTCATCTGGAGAATAGTTTGATTTCTTTTTTGTTTTAGTTCTTTTTTTTGTTCTAAATATTCACGAACGGTTGGTGAGTTGTAGTTTTTCATAATGATTTAATAGCGAAGTTTGATAGTTGATCTTTTACTTTTTGCACTTCTGGAGGAAGTGAAGCTTTTTGGTTTTTGATGTTCTCTTTAATAACCTTATTCATTAGCTTTGCAGTTTCAGCCCAGCTTTCTTTTCTAAGGTTGTGGATTTCTCTTACAACATCCATGTCAATGTTGACACCATAGTTATTTCTTATAGAGCCGTCAGTATCTCTAAAACCATGCTTAATGATTTGACCATCAATATCAGTCTGAGCATTAGCAGAAGCACAGTAACATATCAGAGCTAAATCATGCCCACCAGAACGTCTGCCTTGAATATCCATGTCATAGTCTGGCATGTGGTTATTTATTAACCCATCAGAGTTATGGATTATTCCTGTATCGTTACAGGCATAGCAGATGTGAATTGGTGCATTGAAAGTGACCTCACGATCAATAGCGGATCTTTTATAATTTTTCATAGGTCTTTACAATCGTATAAAACTACTCCATATTTACACTCAAGTTTCCAAAGTCTTTTGGCATCTTCAAGTGTTTTTCTTATAGGAATATAATTCCACTTATGGTCATAGCCATAATAAAATAATCGGCCACAACGTCTGCGTTTCATTCCGCAGTTAGTAATAGAAATCATGGGGTGTCAAAAAGGGGTGTTTTTGTGTTTTTTTAATGTAGTGGGTTTCTTAACGGCTGTCAATAGGTATTGTTCAAATTGACCATTTTTGATATATCGAAAACAATCAGGAAACAATGGAGTGAAGTTATCATTCTTTAATTGCTTTGATCTTGCCCTTATATCGGCCTCAAGGCATTGAAGTAGTCTTTCCTGTGTCTTTCTGCTTAGTTTCATAAATTCGGCTTTTGCAAGCTTTTTTGATTGTGATACAACTCTCATCGAAGTAGGAATTTTTCTGTAAGATTCCCAAAAAGGTTCAAAAAAAGTGCTTATAAGTTTTATAGTTAATTTTGTTTTAGTTAGATTGTTATAGTTAGGGTGACTCTCTGACACTACCCCAGTGTCATTCTGACACCCCCCTAGTGACTGTGTGGCACTACCCCCAGTGTCAATTAGACACCCCCTTTGAATTGATGGATTTAAAACAGGTGTTGGTTTGCAATGTTGCCAGATAGTTACTCTGTAGCAGTTTGTCCTCTGATTGTTTTCATCAGTCCTGTACTGCTTTTGTAATAGTTTTAGGTCTAGTAATTCATTGACAGTTCTGATCACTGTTCGTCTAGACATTTTTGCATCTTTGGCAATCGTCTGGTAACTAGGCCAGATGTTTGGATAATATGATTGCAATACCCAAATCACTGATAACTGATTCGGTGTGACTTTACCTTTTAATGCTGTCGGCAAAGCTATGAAGGGTGTATTCTCTGGAATAAAACTCATTTTATGGAATATATAATAACGATCAAAGGAATTGAATCTGCTCCTCAAGGGAGCAAAAAACACGTTGGCAGAGGGATAATGGTTGAAACTTGTAAAAGATTAAAGTCATGGAGAAAAGAAGTTAGTTTGAGGGCGAAGTTGATTGTGGATGAAATAATCGAAGAACCAGTAGAGGTTGAGGTGGTGTTCTGGTTCAAACGTCCGTTAAAGCACTATCTCCCAAATGGGATGCTACGTCAATCTGCTGCTGTGTATATAACCAACAAAAACAAAGGTGATTTAGATAAACATTGCAGAGCATTACTGGATAGTTTAACTAAGTCTGCATTTGCTGATGATAGTCAGGTTGTATCTTTACACGCTGTTAAAAAGTACTGCGAAACAGAATCACAAACTGGTGCAACTATAAAGATCAGATCAATAAATTAGTAGTCGGGTGATGGATCAGCCCTTCGCTGGCTGCCTTGTCTTTCCTACATTTTCGATAGGTATTTTATGACTTTCAGATCCGCTTTGCATGGATCA